CCACTGGTTCCCGATGTTCCCTCTGTTCCACTCGTACCTGATGATCCATTCGCTCCCGATGTACCAGATGTTCCTGAAGAACCACTTACTCCAGATGTTCCCGAAGTACCTGATGTGCCTTTTGTACCACTTGTACCCGATGATCCACTTATTCCAGATGTTCCTGACGTACCTTTTGTACCCGATGTACCGGATGTTCCTGATGAACCCCTTGTTCCGCTTGTTCCAGATGTACCTTCTGTTCCACTTGTTCCCGACGTTCCTTCTGTTCCACTTGTTCCCGACGTTCCTTCTGTTCCACTTGTTCCCGACGTTCCTTCTGTTCCACTTGTTCCCGATGAACCACTTACTCCACTCGTTCCCGATGAACCACTTACTCCACTTGTTCCTGATGACCCACTTATTCCGCTTGTTCCTGATGTTCCTTTTGTTCCACTTGTACCGCTTGTTCCGGTCGTTCCTGATGTTCCTTTTGTTCCACTTGTACCAGACGTACCACTTGGAGTTATAGCATACGATGCTGTTATTGCGTGACTTGATGTTAATGCATATGATGCAGAGGTTGATCCTGATGCATATGATGCCGATACAACGAATGTTAGAGATTGAGTTACATCGAAGAATTTAAAATAACTTCCACTTAAAGTGTACGAGGCTGATAATGCTTCCTTTGCAAATAATGCATAAGATGCTGTTCTACTTGAATGAACAACTCCACTAACATCAATGGTCAATAAATCAATATCTGTCGATGCTTGGACACTTTCTAATCGTAATGGATCAACAGTGGCAGATACATGTAATCTATTGGTTGGAAGTATCGTGCCAATTCCTACATCTACTCCATCTTCATAAATTAAACTCGTAGGAGTTAAGGTATTATTTTGCCATTTTGGAACGTAATTATCAACCCCTTCTCCGATGTAAGATGCACTCAATGCATATGAAGCGGATAATGCCCAAGATGATGTAATTGGATATGATGACCCGGTTGTAAAATTAGCACTTATTCCACTTGTTCCGGATGAACCTGCTGTTCCACTCGTTCCAGATGATCCACTTACTCCTGATGTTCCCCTTGTTCCGCTTGTTCCAGATGATCCACTTACTCCTGATGTTCCCGAAGTGCCTCTTGTTCCTGAAGTACCAGACGTTCCAGATGAACCGCCCTCTCCAGATGTTCCCGAAGTGCCTCTTGTTCCTGAAGTACCAGACGTTCCAGATGACCCACTTATTCCTGATGTTCCGCTTGTACCAGATGTACCTTCTGTTCCACTTGTTCCTGATGACCCACTTACTCCTGATGTTCCCGAAGTGCCTTTTGTTCCCGAAGTACCAGACGTTCCGGATGACCCACTTACTCCTGATGTTCCACTTGTACCAGATGTTCCTTCTGTTCCACTTGTTCCACTAATACCAGATGTTCCTGAAGTACCTCTTGTTCCTGAAGTACCAGACGTTCCGGATGACCCACTTACTCCTGATGTTCCACTTGTTCCTGATGACCCACTTACGCCTGATGTTCCTGAAGTACCTTTTGTTCCTGAAGTACCAGACGTTCCGGATGACCCACTTACTCCTGATGTTCCACTTGTACCAGACGTGCCTTCCGTCCCGCTTGTTCCTGACGTACCTTCTGTTCCACTTGTACCAGACGTGCCTTCTGTTCCACTTGTTCCCGAAGTTCCTCTTGTTCCACTTGTTCCAGATGAACCACTTACTCCAGATGTTCCTGATGAACCACTTACTCCAGATGTTCCTGATGTACCGGATGTTCCTGATGAACCCCTTGTTCCGCTTGTTCCAGATGTACCTTCCGTTCCGCTTGTTCCAGACGTACCTTCCGTTCCGCTTGTTCCAGACGTACCCTCCGTTCCACTTGTTCCAGACGTGCCTTCTGCACCACTTGTACCAGATGTACCTCTTGTGCCACTTGTACCTGAAGTACCTCTTGTGCCAGATGAACCTCTTGTTCCGCTTGTTCCCGATGAACCTTCCGTTCCGCTTGTTCCAGATGTACCTTCCGTTCCGCTTGTTCCAGACGTACCTTCCGTTCCGCTTGTTCCAGACGTACCTTCTGTTCCACTTGTTCCAGACGTACCTTCTGTTCCACTTGTTCCCGAAGTTCCTCTTGTTCCCGAAGTTCCTCTTGTTCCACTTGTTCCGCTTGATCCACTTATTCCTGACGTTCCTGATGTTCCACTTGTTCCCGATGTACCTTCCGTTCCACTTGTTCCCGATGTACCTTCCGTTCCACTTGTACCCGACGTTCCCGATGATCCACTTATTCCCGATGTTCCTGACGTTCCCGATGATCCACTTATTCCCGATGTTCCTGACGTTCCCGATGATCCACTTATTCCCGATGTTCCTGACGTTCCCGATGATCCACTTATTCCCGATGTTCCCGATGATCCACTTATTCCCGACGTTCCTGATGATCCACTTATTCCCGACGTTCCTGATGATCCACTTATTCCCGATGTTCCACTTGTTCCAGAAGTACCTTCTGTTCCACTGGTGCCCGAAGAACCACTTACTCCAGATGTTCCACTTGTTCCCGATGAACCAGATATTCCGCTTGTCCCAGACGTTCCCGATGTTCCTCTTGTTCCCGATGTTCCTCTTGTTCCCGACGTTCCTGATGTACCGCTTGGAGTTATAGCATACGATGCTGTTATTGCATGACTTGATGTTAATGCATATGATGCAGAAAGTGAACTAGAAGCCCATGATGCCGATACAACGAATGTTAGAGATTGAGTTACATCATATAATTTAAAATAACTTCCACTTAAAGTGTACGAGGCTGATAATGCTTCCCTTGCAAATAAAGCATAAGATGCTGTTTTATTCGAGTGAACAACTCCACTAATATCAATGGTCAATAAATCAATATCTGATGATTCTATTACATTTTGTAATCGTAGTGGATCAACAGTGGCAGATACATGTAATCTATTGGTTGGAAGTATCGTGCCAATTCCTACATCTACTCCATCCTCATAAATTAAACTTGTAGGAGTTAAGGTGTTGTTTTGCCATTTTGGAACGTAGTTATCAACCCCTTCTCCTATATATGATGCACTCAATGCATATGATGCACTTAAGGCATCCAATGAATAAGATGCACTTTCGGCCCAAGATGATGTAATTGGATATAGTGACCCAGTTGTGAAATTAGCACTTATTCCACTTGTTCCTGATGAACCGGATGTTCCACTCGTACCGGATGTACCTGATGAACCACTCACTCCAGATGTTCCTGATGAACCACTCACTCCAGATGTTCCTGATGAACCACTCACTCCAGATGTTCCTGATGAACCACTCACTCCAGATGTTCCTGCGGTTCCTGCTGTTCCACTTGTACCAGATGTTCCCGATGAACCTCTTGTGCCACTTGTACCAGATGATCCACTTATTCCAGATGTTCCTGATGTTCCTGATGTGCCTCTTGTACCACTTGTACCAGATGTACCTTCTGCTCCAGAAACTCCAGACGTTCCCGAAGTACCTTTTGTTCCACTAGTTCCAGAGGTTCCATCTACACCAGGAATTCCAGGATTACCATCTAATCCAGATGAACCAGCCGTTCCACTTGTTCCTGAAGTTCCATCTACTCCAGATGTTCCCGAGGTTCCACTTGATCCACTTACTCCAGATGTTCCCGAGGTTCCACTTGATCCACTTACTCCAGATGTTCCCGAGGTTCCACTTGATCCGCTTACTCCAGATGTTCCGGATGTTCCTCTTGTTCCTGCTGTCCCACTTGTTCCCGACGTTCCTGATGATCCACTTACTCCAGATGTTCCCGAGGTTCCGCTTGATCCACTTACTCCAGACGAACCACTTACTCCTGATGTTCCAGATGTTCCGCTCGGAGTTACGGCATATGATGCTGTAATTGCATGACTTGAAGTTACTGCATAGCTTGAGGTAAGAGCATAAGATGAAGATTCAACGAAAGATGCACTATTTGCAAAAATAGATGTTATAGAAAAACTCGATGTTTCTGAGTGTGACGCTGACAATGCATAACTGGAAGAAAGTGAACTAGAAGCCCATGATGCACTTATTGCAATTAACGCATAATCACTTGGTACAGAAGGTGCCCATGATGCTGATAATGCATAACTGGAAGAAAGTGAACTAGAAGCCCACGACGCAGACAATGCATAAAAAGATTGTGTTGCCCAAGACGATGTTCCTGCAAAATCTGTTGATGGTGCCCATGATGCTGATAATGCATAACTGGAAGAAAGTGAACTAGAAGCCCATGATGCACTTATTGCAATTAACGCATAATCACTTGGTACAGAAGGTGCCCATGATGCTGATAATGCATAACTGGAAGAAAGTGAACTAGAAGCCCATGATGCACTTATTGCAATTAACGCATAATCACTTGGTACAGAAGGTGCCCATGATGCTGATAATGCATATGATGAACTTATTACTTGATCCGCTACATCTGCGTGTGATGCCGAAATAGATGAAAACGCACTACTTACGTAACTTGCTGTTATAGAATAACTAGATGTGTAAGCATAGGATGATGATAAGGCATAGGATGCCGAAATAGAACTAGAAGCCCACGATGCTGATAATGCATAAAAAGATTGTGTTGCCCAAGACGATGTTCCAGCAAAATCTGTTGATGGTGCCCACGAAGCAGATAATGCATATGATGAGCTTATCGAACTAGATGCCCAAGACGCCGATATAGAAAACAAAGAATGACTTGCCCAAGATGCTGTATTAGCAAAATCACTAGACGGTGCCCATGATGCTGATAAAGTATATGATGAACTTATTGAACTCGATGCCCACGATGCCGACAATGCATAAATAGATTGAGTAGCAAATAAAGATTGAGTAGCAAATCTAGACTGAGTAGCAAATAAAGATTGAGTAGCAAATCTAGACTGAGTAGCAAATAAAGATTGAGTAGCAAATAAAGATTGAGTAGCAAAAGTAGCAAATAAAGATTGAGTAGCAAAAGTAGCAAATAAAGATTGAGTAGCAAATAAAGATTGAGTAGCAAATCTAGACTGAGTAGCAAATAAAGATTGAGTAGCAAATAAAGATTGAGTAGCAAATAAAGATTGAGTAGCAAATCTAGACTGAGTAGCAAATAAAGATTGAGTAGCAAATCTAGACTGAGTAGCAAATAAAGATTGAGTAGCATATGTTGCTTGTTGAGCAAAAATCGAAAATATTGCATCTATCGCAAATGATGCTGTTTGAGCATATGATGCAGATGTTGAATTTAAGGAATATGATGCAGATCTTGCAAAATTTGACGAAGATGCTTCGGATGAACTTAAAGCATATGATGCGGTCCAAGCATGTAAACTATCCAATGCATAGTCAGCAGTTACACTTGCATATGCAAACGAAGAAGTCCAAGCATGTAAACTATCCAACGCATAGTCAGCAGTTACACTTGTTATTGCATGTAATGCATGGGATGAGCTAATAGATTCAATAGCATGACTAGCAGTTAATGCATATGATGATGAAATAGAACTCGATGCCCATGATGCCGATAATGCGTAAATAGATTGTGTTGCCCACGATGCTGTTCCGGCCAAATCACTTGATGGTGCCCATGATGCTGACAATGCATATGATGAACTTATTGAACTCGATGCCCATGATGCTGATAATGCATAAATAGATTGTGTTGCGTAAATAGAAGATGTGGTAAACAGCGCCGATTCAGTAACATTATAATAAATAAACTCAGAATAACTAGATGTTCTTGCCCACGACGCAGTTTCGGCAAAAAAAGAATAACTAGATGTAACTGCATAACTAGAACTAATTGCCGCACTTGCTGTAATCTTTTGCCAATGTGCATCGGTTATTCCATCTACGAGGCGATAATCTGTATTTTCAGATTTAACATATACCGTCAATCCAATATAACGATTGAAACTAGGAATAGCATTTCTAGATGTAATATCCGTCTGAATCAGTTTTTTATCAACTGGTTCGGAATTAGTAATATCAAATCCTGCTACTACGCTAATCATATATTAATTAAGAAATTGGAAAAGTCCTTGTGGACTAGCTAATAGTTTAAGACGATATACTTTATATGTTCTCATCCAGTTATAAGTTAGTCCCGAACTTGTAACGGGAACAGATGCGGAGTATTCAAATGATGGTAAAAGTTCAAAATTATTTGGATCTAATATAGATATTAATGATGCATATGATGATGGATACGTAAAATAAATATATGTTCCTGTACCCCAAAAATATCCAGATTTATCATTCTCGGTAGTTATACTTTTTGATTGCATTGTTGTATATAAAGTAGTTCCTTCCAACCCCGGAGTTGAATTTAATCCCCACAAATAAGGATAAATAAATAAAATACTTCTTATATTAGAGGAAATAACCAAAGGTGCCCCATTATTGTTTGTTTGAATAAATGTTTGATATGTATGACTTGAAGAAAAATTTGTATTGGTAAATGCTGGAGTATATGGCGGGATGACAGCAATGGTATTCCATGCTAATCCATCTTTTTTAACACTTCCCGTTCCAAATAGAGTTTCACTATTGGGTGTTATTGTTGATGTAATAGTTCTAGTTTGAACCGATCCCGTTTCATAATAAATAGTAGATGACGGATTTGTTATAGATACGGTAGCTGCATTAAATGGAAAAAAGAAATTATCTAAAAATTCAACCACATGTTCGCCTCCGACATTTATTCCTTGCCATTCACTGTCTTGACGAGTAATAGGACGATCTCCATTAAAAGGAACATAACTCGCGGTTTCTGCATAACTAGAACTTAATGAAGAAGATGCCCATGACGCACTTCCAGCAAATCCTGTACCGGGAAAATATTTATCTAAAAATGCTGGAATTTTATCTACATCAATTTTTCCCTCTTCATTTAAATAAACAATAAGATTAGATCCAGATATATTAATCTGTTCATAATATCTGTTTAAATCATCTCTTTGGACGAATACAGCTTCTAATCTGGTTGGAGTATCATTAAACGGCATAATTTATATATCGCTTAATGATAAATATACAAAGAATCAATTATTTATGCACTATAAAAACAGAGGAAAACAATTAAAGTACTTCTTTAAATGACATGTGTGCATAACAAGGAATTGTTCCGCCTTCTATATTTTGTACAGCAAGAACAAAAACATCCCTGTTTCCATATAAATCTTCACCTAAAGAGAAAAATGGATCTAAATTTGTTATTAAGTTATTTGATCCTGCTTGAGTGGTTCCTCCAGGAATATATCCTAAACTAACAGATCTTCCTAAAGAAATTAAATTAGTATTAACAGATCCGGTAGCATACTCAATACTTGAACTCAAAATTCTATCAAACCGAAGTGATCCGGAATTATTAACTATAGGATTAACATAAAGTCCCCACTTTACATTCGAGTTTCCATCTGGAAAAATAGAAAGTTCTGCTGGTAATATGCGAGAACTATTTGCTTTATATCCATCCGATATCGATCCTGTAACTTGTCTAACAAATAATAATCCAATTACAGGCCCTACACCAACAGAAACCGATCCACTTCCACTATCTATGGACCATTGAATTCCAAGGTTGTCGGTGCCTCCTTCAGAAACAATAGAACAACAAATATGTTTCATAGAACTTGTAACCGATGATCCTATTTTATTAACAATTTCATATCTAACAGGAAGATTGGGATTGTTTATATACGGAGCGACAAGTTCATTAATATGTCCAAATTCATGTACATATGTAGGTTTACCACCTTGAAAAATTCCATATCTTACTCTTCCAACTCCAAGCCATTCCATATCAATAAAATGAATTTGACATTTGGATACATCGTAACGATTGCCACTTGGACCATTTCCATCATAGGTATCTAAATTCCATTCAGACTGACTTACAAACATGACGGTTGTAGTTTCAGAATTCGTATTTCGTTTTATTACTCCAAAAGACGATCCACTTTGACAAAATCCCAATCCATAATAATCATCTCCATATAACATGTATTTTTCAATCCCATCAACGTAATTACCGAATAAACCAGTCACTATAATTAATAAAGATTTTCCGGGTTCATATACAAATCTCCTAATTGTTTGATCAATTGCGCGTGATCCCGAAGATGTCCCAACACCCATAATAGTTAATGATTGATATGCATTATATGATGATGTAGCATTCTCCCAAGTTCTTTGTGACCAATATATATTTAATGATTCTTGTGTCAAAAGTTTACTATCAAAAATTGTTCTAGGAGTGGAAGTTCGCCACCTACCAAACGCATCTATACTCGGAGAATCTGTTGCGTATATTCCGGTTTTTTCAAAGTATGCCATATATTTTTAATGTATCCAATATTGAATGTTATCGCAATGTAATGTTACCGCTGAACCACGCTGGGTCAATCTTAATTCTTTATCATAATCAATATTAACACTACTGCTTATAATTATATTATATCCAGTAAAATCTATCTTTTTTATTCTAAAAAATTGACCTGCGACCGATGATGTAGAAGGAAGTATTATAATAATATTTGCTGTAGATGCACTAGCATATAAAGTAAAATCTGTATTTAAAGCCGTATAACTTCCCGTTACGGTTTTGTATGATTCGATTTTTGAAAAAGCATACGATGCAGATAATGCATAACTTGCTGATAATGTATTAACAGCGTATGAAGATGATAATGTATAAGACGAACTCAGAGCATGAAAACTATCTAATGCATAATCTGCCGTAAGAGAATTTGCAGAATTGTATGCATAAGATGATGTTATAGCAATAGAAGATGTACCAACAAACATTGAAGATGTTATGTCACTTGTTATTACTGAAGTTCCAAGAGAAGATGATGGAATAGTAAATACTACATTTCCCAAACCATCTAATACATAAAAGGTTGGATTAGTTAAATACTGTTGTAATACATCTTGATATGATGAACTAATGTATTGTTCCGTCAAATCACGTTCTGCAAATCTCATAATTCATAACTATCATTTTATTAACATTATCGCTTCCCGAATATATCTTTTTCCATTTTTCTTAAATTCTGGACTTGCTTTAAAATATTCTTTTATAACTTCTTTGAAATCTTTTCCCTTTTTAAGTAATGTTTTTCTTGTAATACCCACCTTTTCACAAATAATAGCAATTTCTTTTGCTGGCAATGAAGGCGTTTGCATAGTTCTAACTTCTACAATTGGTTTAGTTGATTTTCTTTGCTCATTTACTTTAACTTTGACAGAAGTATGTTCTTCGACAATAAAATTATCCTGCCAAGGCTTAAAATATGTATCTTCAACAATGACTTCAAGATACATTTTTCCTTTAGAATTTTCATTTAAAACACCTTTTAAGCGACGAATTGGTACAATACATTTGCCATTTTCTAACTTACCCTCGAACATTAAGGTTAATTCCGATGATTCTACAATCATTCTAGCAAATGCATTTTTTAATGATGCATTTTTGACGGCAACCTCACACATGAATTCTTCATTGCGGTCGGTATAAATAGTATATGGCATATGTTTATTCCTCAATTACTTGGATGTCTATGCCTTTAACTGCACGAACAACCAATCTTATATCTTCAATTGTTATTTTTATATTTTCTCTAACTTCTTTTTTCTCATCAAATTCTGGATATCCTTTAACTTTACATATCAATCTTATAAACCGTTTTCTTTTTCTCTTATCTTCTTCGGTCTTAGGTTCTTGCAACCATTGTGGTTGTACTAAATCCCCCGGAACACCCGGTCGTATCCCACCAATAATTTCGTCGACTAATTGACATTCTGACCATCTCCAATTAGCATTTTTCCAAAGAACATCACACTCTCCCCACTTGTAGCAAATTACTTTCATCTATAAATATACCTTATTATTTTATTATACTTATTTAAATATTACCGTTCCATTTCCCGTTGATATCTGTTATACCAATAAAATAAATCTTTTGGCGATAATTTTTTTATCTTATCTATTATTTCTTGTTTGGATAATTCTACATCTTTTTTGTTTAAAGTAAATTTTACAAGAAAATCTCTCATTTCATCATAAGTTTTATCGCGTTTTATTTCTCCAAACGGTCTTGGCCATAAATTATATCTTTTTAATAATCTTACCATAGAATTCCCAGTCAAAAATTCATCTACTCCTACAGAATCTTCTGAATAATAATCTCCTGGCTCTACTTGGGGCGGATGTTCATCTGCATAATTTAACGCATCCGTCTTTTCTCTATATTTAAAATATTCCTCTCCGTCATATATTTTTATAATTACAGCATATTTGAAAAACTCAGCATCAGATACATCATGAAAATTTTTATTTAATTTTTTACCTATATGATGCGTTGCTGCTGTAACAGCAGCACTCAACTTTGATTTTTCTGTCGCAAACACTAATTCCGGAAGTTCTATTCCAGCATCTTCATATTCACCATACGCATCAGATACAAAATTTCCCGTACCCGGAATTAATCCATATTTTTCAATAGACGGAACATTATCAATTACCGTACCATGATATAATGTTTTTTCTAATAATAATGACTTTAATTTTATCATTTTGGTTCCTCTATTTCTAAATACTTTGGTGGAATATCATCATAAACAACAACTGTATCTTCCGTAGTTCCTTCTCCATAAGAACCTGTATAATCTTTATCCTCTTCCCAATCTCCTATTTTTCGAGCAATAAAATTAACTACATCTGACTCGGTATGATTTGGTTCTTTAGTCACAAATGGCATAAATCCATCTTTTTTCATAGCATCTGTATTTATAACTACTTGAACGGGACCGTAACTGAAAGTAGCCCAGTCTGGTTCAGTGCTTGTGAAAACCGCTGCTCTTATATGCTTATTAGCTAATCCTCTACTTTTATGAATCATTTGTAAACCATCTTTACGAATGGAATCCACATTTTCAAGAGGAGTTGCGTGGTATAATGTCTGAGGATGTTCCCAAAATTGTTTATTAAATCTTTCTTCCATCATATATATAAGTTTACCAACCAATCTCCACGCCTGAGTATCATTTATCCAGTCTCTTTTCTTTTCTAATCTTGGAAATTCCGGATCTATAATATAATCTTCCCAAATAATATATTCATCACCACCAAGATTAATAATTTCAGGAGATTTACCACGTACTTGCAAATATTGAATAATTTCCTCTTTATTATTTAAATCTTCTATTTCATATTTGTTTACTTCATTAAAGTCATCTCTTTGCTCACTAATATCCGAAATTGAAAAATTTCGCTTTATAGTCTCCAGTGCTTTCTTTTCATTTGGAAATTTATCATCTATATAATCATATTCTCCCTTTAAAACACCATCTACAAGTCCATTTTCGATCATATATCTATAGTGATGATGCCAAGGCTCGTGAACTGCTATGAATTCCGAAGGAGAAACATCTCCCAAAATAGTAAAATCATTACCTTTTCCTTTATAAAATTCCACTCCCCAAGTCGGATCTGGTTTGGCTCCCATTCTTGAAAATCTGGGATCATCTATTGGCATTGAAAATTCTACATATATTTTCGTGTCAGAAGGTTGTTGTAAAGATGCCCAAACAAAGTTTGGTTCTCCGTAAGTTGTTCCTTTGGCGCGAGAAAGTTTTAATCCTTCTTTTTTTAAAATAGTAGGATCGGTATAAGTGTAATGATATAATCTTAAATGATTGGGTGGAATAGGAACAGTCCCGGGTTCTTGTGGAACTTCTATTTTTCCCACATTTTCTTTAACTAATAATGATTTTAATTTAATCATATATTTATATATTGCTTGAATATCCGCCTTGAGATTGAATAATATTAAGAGTTTTACTTCCGCCTTCAACAAACATAGATGCTAAATCGCTTCTACGATGAATTACATTCAATGCCTTATCTACAGCATATAATTTTTCTTCATCGGTGTTAGCAGTGAATATATCTCCATATAATTTTTCTAATTTTGGCAATCCATAATCAGTTAAAAGAAATCCTCCTCTTTTATCTGTAAAATAATTTGACATCCAATTTTTCCATTCTTCATCTGTAAAAAAATATCCTATATCTTCCAACTCTGGCCTAACATCATATGAAGTGTGACCCATCATTTCTGTAGATGCTCGTAATCTGGCAATATTTGTAAGCATTTGGTCTGAAATTTTATCTAAATCATTAGTATTAATTCGATGATATTTTCCAAATTGCAACCACACCTTCATTAATAATTTAGCAGGTATAGTTTTCCAAGGCAATTTTCCCTTTCCTCCGCTTTTTTTAAGAAGATCCGCAAGTTCTGCCAACTGTTCGTCTCTTCGACGGAAGAAATCTTCGGCAGCATCATAATCCAAATTTTCTATTAATAAAAATTTTAATTTTATCATATATTTGCCATTTGTTTAGCAATTTGGATTGCCTCTTCTCTACTGATATTTGGATTTTCATACCATTTATCTGTCACAGCACTTAAGATTTGAGAAAAAATAGGTCCGGGCTTTAATCCTAAGCTCATTAAATCATTTCCATTAATAGGAAGATTTGGTTTGGATACTTTAACATCCAATGCCGCCAATCTTTTTCTTACATGATCAATTTGATTAGGCATGGATGACGCATCGGTATGAGAGATATTATCCGCATGAATTAGATTTAATACATTTTCTAATTGATTTCCTATTTCTACTTTAAATTTTCTCAAAGATTTATCGGACAAGGCAACCGAAGTATCTCCACCAGATTTTAATCTCATATGATTTCCAACGCCAACTTTAACAGCATCTATTAAATCAGTTGGATATTTTAAGTCTCTCATTACTCTTTCAACAATTTCTGTCCCAATATTTTCATGTCCATAAAAATGAACGCCAGTTGGAGTTTCCGACCTTGTAGTTACTTTTCCAATATCGTGAAATAATGCCATCAATCTTTGTATTAAATCAGGATTTGTATTTCTAAGAACTTCCATCGTATGATCAAATACATCATCTTTATGATGAACGTTTTGTATCATTCCTACCATTTGTTGGAGTTCTTTCGCAATATATGGCAATAATCCAGTATCTTTAAGCATTTTGATACCTCTATCTGGATTATCACTAGTAATAATTTTATTTAATTCATCTCTAATTCGTTCTTTAGATGTATTATGTAAACGATGTAAATTGCGTTTAATTCCATCTGCTACTTCGGGCGTTAATTCCCATCCAAATCTGGTAGCAAATCTAATAACTCTAAACATACGTAAAGCATCATCGGCATAAATTAAATCTGGATTAGATGGAGGTCTAACTACTTTATTTTTTATATCCTGTACACCACCCACAGGGTCTACAACTTGTCCAGTAGAAATATTTTTATAAATTGCATTTATTGTAAGATCTCTTCGTTGAGCATCTCCTTTTAAGTCTGTATATTTTACATCAGTTGGTTTTCTTGTAAACGTATCATGATATTGTTCTGCCCGTGGCATTACTGCTTCAAGATCTTCTCCGGACAAATCTATTCCATTATAGTTAGCTCCATCTAATACCATCTTTGCCGTCCCAAATTTTGGAAAAGTTACTGGATTACTACCTTCTTTATAATTTCCAATTTTATTTGCCAACCATTCAGTAAATTCTATACCTCCTTGATGCTTATCCACAACAACATCAAGGTCTTTTGGAATTTTTCCCATTATTTCATCTCTAACATATCCACCAACAGCAAATACTTTGTTTTCCCACTCTGTTCCGGCGATGGTATCTTTTAAAAATGCTTCTACTTGTTTTGCCTTTACACCTTCCATAACCAATTTTTTACCTTCATTTATTCTTTTAGAAGGATTTTTTACTGCCGCGTACAAATCATCCCATCTTTTTTTATCTTTCCACAATCTTACCAATTGCTTTTGTATTACAATTTGTCTGCCATGACCAGTCCCTTGACTATCCAATTCTTCCCACTCATCTTCGAGGTCTTTTATTTGTTGAGTTATGTTATCTAAATGAATTCCTTCATGAATATCTGGCGTTACCCCATGAGCAATGTCCATTGCTTTCATATATGCTTCGGGTTCCCACTTTTCTATATTGTCTTGTCGTTCAACATTATAACCATATTTTTCTAAATATCTTTTTACTCTATCTTCTTCTTCTGGATCAAAATCATGATACCAATATACTCGTTTGGTATCACTATTATATCTCCATTGTTTTCCTTTTCCTCCCCGAGGAAGCTGATAATGATTCCCGCCAACTTTAGACTCAATTGCCCCGAGATAATTAACTACGCCAACAATGATTATTGGTCGATTATTTTCTTGTAATTCTTTTTTCCATTCCGGATCAAATTCAGCTTTATCTATAACATCGTGATCTTCTGGCGACCAAGTAGGAACTCGTTTAAATCTATTTCCTGTATAAATGAAAACAGGAACTTGTTGTATACCCAATTCTATTGCTGCTTTTGCTCTATGTCGTCCTTCGTGTGAGATAACTTTTCTTCTTACCATATCGATTTCCAAAACTAAAAAATCTAAAGGCAATCCTTTTATCATTCTATTTTTTATATTTTCATATGATATTGCATTGAAAAATTCATCGGGCAATGGATGGACTAATCTTAAAAATTTTTCTGGTGGCATCCATATAATTTTACCTTTCCAACCCGCCATTCCTTTAAAAGATTGTAAATTCTCTTTATTAGCTAAAGGATATTCTAACTCAAAAAGCAACGACTTCAGTGTTCTCATAAATTATAAAAAGTTTTCTCTCCTTTATCGGAATATTGAATATATTTTATAGGAACATTAGAAAAAGTTTTGGAATTTTTTATGAATTTTTTACCAGTTCCTTTTTTGACATATGCTAAAGTTATATGTGGTTTATAATTAGGATATTCATCTTCATTGGGTAATTCTGAAAATTTTTTATTCAATTTTTCTAATACATCACTTTTAATATTCAATATAATAACGTCGCATTTATCATTTTCAAATATATCTATTTCAGTTACTTTTACTTTAAATGGTTTTATTTTACCGAGCATTTTTTTCATTTGTTTTTCGGTATAACTTTTTGTAAATCCATATTTTATTGTAACATGAGGATGATGTTCTCTTCCATAATTTTTTCCGTCTTTGTATAAATGCTTGTCTTCTATCAAATTATAATTAAAGTCAAGAATTTTTCTGGAAATTTCTTCGTCTATAATTCCCATAAGACAACCATAATCATATCTTCCTTCTAATAATAATTTTAAACTTATCATAAATTAGTTACTTTTACATCATATTTTTTTGATAATTTATCTATAACATGACGAATATAATCTTTTCCAGATTTTGTAAAATGACTGACTTCGTAATATCCGTTCATTTTTTTTACTATTTGAAAAAAAGCATTTAATAATTTTGTAGCATATCCTTTATGCTGTTCATTTGGATAAGTAAATACTTTAAAAATTACAAATTTTTGAGGACGGGTTCCTTGATGAATTCCAAATTCCAATATGGATTTATTTGGAAATTTCAAAGTATATCCCAAAACGCCATCATCTACCAATCCTCTTTTATTTAGTTCTATTTTTGTTTCTTGGGATTCCATAAAAATCGTGATTTCCTATTTTTTTAATAAATCTTAACTTTTTAGCCCATTTGGGTTGTGCTAATTTAGGATTGAAATAAAAAGTGGCACCATCCGTTATGTCTTTTAAGTTTCCAGTCATTGCTTGATGAACTATATGAAGAGCTTGTTTATAACTTTTGTCGTCTTTTAATGCATTAGATGCTGCCTTTTTAGCAAGATTTACAGAATATTGTTCAGGATTTGAAATATCATTCCATATAGAAAATTGCTTTGGACTTAATACTACGTTTCTTGCGGTTTGGAAATTCCCCTTTGCTCTATTCATTATAACATTCATAACCGCTTGCATTCCTTGATATCCCTCTCCTCTTGCTTCTCCCCAAATAGTAGCAGTGACAACATATGCGTCATTTAACTTTTTAGCAGTTTGAATTTCCTTTGGAGGTGGTTTTGCGGGTTGATGTTGTACAATGGCGGGCGGCGGGGTATAAACATCTTCTTTTACTTCCTTATTTTTATATTTAGAAATAATACTTTCTAGTTTATTCCTTCCGTGTATTAAGGTTTTTTCCATTCCAAAATGAAGCGGATCTGGCCAATCTCCGTATTCAACCCAAACATATTCGTCGTTTTCCCAATTCAATGTGGGATCAAATTCATCATTTACAATTCCTACATAATTATAATATTCAAATTCTTCGTCTTCGAAAATATATATTAATTCTAATTGATTAGGATTATATCCGGTTTCTTCACGAGATTCTCGTCGGGCAGTAACTTCAGGATTTTCATTTCCTTCAGATTTACCTCCAAATCCCCCCCACGTATAAGATTCCATAACTTCCGCTGACCTTAACCCAAATAAAAATCTACCAGTTTTAATAGAAAAAAAGATAACACCTGCACCTCGTTTACCATAGTATTCTTCTAGTAAAATAGATTTAAGTTTAATATGCATAAATGTGTGCAACGAGAAGTATATACCTCTACACTTAAATAAATAGTAAAAAGCAAAGCAAATAGATACTCATTATTTTATAGATAAAGAATTGTCGCGTCATATTTATTGAATACAGGTAGATACATCAGATTTTATCACTTTTATGTCAACACTAACAGATCAAGATAGAATGCCGACCACATTAATAGATCAAGATAGAGTACGCTGGCCGGGAAGCGGGTCACAAGTTCCTGGGAATACTGCATTTGGATTTTATGATGCCGATTCAACATTTCAGTTGGATTGTTATAATTCAATGGTTTGGGCTGCTCATAGATTAGGATATCCAATTGTTGATATTGAACTTATTGATAGACAATTTTATATGGCATTTGAAGAAGCTGTAAACGAATACAGCAAAGAAGTTAACCAATATAATATAATAAATAATATATTTTTCCTTCAAGGTAAGAGTATGACAGACCTTGGGGGAACTGCAACAAAAAAAGCGAATGTAACAGGACAAGCAATTATAGGATCTGGATTGTCCTATGCTATTAATTTGGCAAAAGATTATGGATCGGAAGTAGGAACTGGTGGTAAAGTTGATTGGAAAAAGACCTCTATCAAAGTGCTACCGGGTATCCAAGACTATGATCTTCAATCTCTTATAGGAGATTCATTGGAAGGATGTGATCGTATAGAAATAAAAAAAATTTTTCATGATGTACCACCAGCATCCGCTCGTATCTATGATCCATTTTCAATGACAGGAATGAGTTATTCTAATGTTCTCCAAGAATTAGGATTTGGAGCATATTCACCAGCCGTTCAATTTTTAATGACTCCTATTTTTGAAGATTTATTGAGAATGCAATCTATTGAATTTAACGATATGGTTCGTAAATCTGCATATTCATTTGAAATAAAAAACAATAAACTTAGAATTTTTCCTATTCCAACTTACGGATATAATTTGTGGTTAGAATATATTAATGAATCGGATAGAGATAAAGGATCTATAGTTGGAGGAACAAGCGGAGAAAATGGTACTCCTCAAAATGTTGCATCTGATTTTGCAGATATGCCTTATTCTTTCCATGTTTATTCTGATATTAACGATGCTGGTAGACAATGGATAAGAAATTACTTTTTAGCATGTTGTAAAGAAATACTTGGAGCTATAAGACAAAAAATTCAAGTTATTCCAATTGCTGGTGGAGATATAACATTAGATGGTGGAGAATTAAGAGCAGAATCTAAAGATGAAAAAGAAAAATTATTGGTTAATTTAAGAGAAATGCTTGAACAAGCTGGACGATTTAATCAAATGGAAAAACAATCTCAAATGGCAGAACAATTACAAGAAACTCTTAAGAGAGTACCAAACTTTATTTATGTAGGACTTTTTATATCTTGTTTTACACTTATAACAATCAAAGATATTTTATAATATGGGATTATTAGGAAGATGGATGTCAGAACGAGATATGCGATTTATACATAGCATAAATGCAGAACTTTTAGGTGAAATGATTCAAACCGAAGTTTTTTTATATAAATTAGCTCCAGATATAACTAATACTAACATTTATGGAGAATCCAAACCAGAAGAAGGAAAAATGTTTTATCCCGGCATTGAAATGACATGTCATATTGACCGAGCAGAAATTGGCACTGAACAGGATGATTTTGGTCCTACGAGAAAACAAGATGTAGTATTCAAATTTAGAGAAAAAATGCTAAGATTAGTCAATTTTTTCCCAGAAGTTGGAGATATTATAGAATTCAATGCGCGTTATCATGAAATTGATAATGTAGTTCAGGAACAATTTTTGGGCGGTATTCCAGAAAAATCCTTTTCTATAATAGTAAATACTCACTATTCAAGATTAAGCAAACTTAATGTAGTAAAGAGACAAACATAATATGAAACTCAAAGATTTATTATTGGAAGGTTCAATCGGAGAATCTTTATCACCCGTAGATATTTATGATTTCTATTTTCTGTGGAACATAGTGACACGATCACCTTCAATTGCAAATAATGACTATGCAAGTCATGTCATAAATCAAAGAATATATGGATTAAAGCAGAAATATTTATCCATTTTTAAAAAACTGCTTGTCAATCAACTTTTAAAATATGCATCTCGTCCAGATAGAATAGAACCGGGGTTCGATAAATCTAAAGCTTCTTTAAATTCTTCATTCGATGAGTTGGATAAACAAATGAAATTAACAAAACGTTCTGATAGAGCCATTAAACAAGGAGCACCAAGAGAAAATACAGCATGGATACAAATTGCAGAATTTTTAGAAAATCTTTCTAAAGCAAGTGATAGAAAAAATGTTTTTACATACATTGATAGAATAAATAATTCCATCCATAATACTCAAACAACTATCATGGATAAATTTATAAATGCCGCTGAAATTATAAAAGCATTGGAAGTTGCATCTAAAGCTACAAATATACATGGTTTGGAAAAACTTACCTCCAAAGATGTAAGAGATCTTGCTGAATTGGGCGGGGGTGGTCTTATTGAAGAAGCGAAAGACTATGAAGGTACAGATTCTCCAGAAGGTGCAAATTTAATAAGAAGATTACATGCCAAAAACTTGGATGCTTTTACACAAGGTTATGTTGAAGCTGCATTGTTTTCTTCAACAGATAATCTAACTCCAAGTGGTGGGGCACCACTAGATAAAAAATATACCATTTATGATATTTGTGGACAAACTTTAATGAAAATGTCTATGGATTGTGAAGATTTTCAGAAAAAATATAGAGAATTATATGAACAAGGAGATTGGTCCGATATTGAGGCCGGACGGGATTTCTGGTTTACAAGAAATAGTCACGGAACCGGATTTTGGGATCGGGGATATAAAAACCCAAAAAAAGAAAAAATAGGAAAACAATTAACACACGCAGCTAAATCATATGGAGAATACAATCTTTATTTGGGGGATGGAGCATATGATGGATTAATCTGTGGAGGATAATAAAATGCCATCATGGAAAGGCAATAAAACAAATCCCGCGCCTAACATTGTTAGAGAATCAATATCTCTATCAGAAAAGCCAATTGAAGATAATAGGTCAACGCATGTAAGACGTGATACTGACCAGCAAAAAAATATAACAATTGGATTTTATGACATTGATGAGACGATATTGGAACATTTAAAAAGAATTAACCTTCAAGTAACAGATGCAGGAGAAACAATTCAAGTTCCTGTCATGTATGGTTCCCCCGAACTTTGGACTTCAGCTAGAAGAGATGGATATCTCCGTGATAAACAAGGTAAAATTATTCTTCCTCTGGCGGTTTTCAAACGTACATCGTCGGAAAACGATGCTACATTGCAATATTTTAATCGTTATTTGCATTCTGCGGTAATGAAAAAATATTCTACTAAAAATAAATATACAAAATTTTCGCTATTATCCGGACAAAATGCACCTGTTAATGAAGTTTATAATATTGTTTTTCCGAGCCACATGATTATAAATTATCATTTTATTCTTTGGACCGAATATGTTGAACAAATGAATATTTTGGTAGAAAATATTCAATTTAGTACCAAGGATTATTGGGGAAGTAAAAATGGATTTAAATTTAGAACAAAAGTTGAATCTTATACTCATACTACTGAATTACAAGCTGGAGAAGATAGAATTGTAAAAACCGAATTTGATTTAGTAACTCATGGATACATTTTGCCAGAAACAATTACTACTCTAGAAAATCAGAAATTAACTACTGAGAAATTTTTTACGCCAAAAAAAATTATTATTGGTGCGGAAGTTGTTTCTTCCGATTTTGATATGAGTACGCTGGATAAAAACAGAGAAAAATGGAGAAACCCAGATTATCCAAATCTACCAAAAGATGAAATAATACCGAAACCGGGAATTACTGTTGTAGATGATATAGAAGATTCTTCAATGACTGCCACAATTCTTAATACATTAAACTCCATTAATGGTGGATCTCCATTAGAAACAATAGATACCGGAACTCCGGTTTGTTCAAATACTCTTCAAATAGTAAGTCCTCCTACCAATACAAATGGTCCGGGGAACGAAGGACAAGTATCTTATGACGATAAATATTTTTATATTTATTCTAAAGGATTATGGAGAAGAGTTGCAATAGGTAAATTTTCATAAACTATGCCCAACTATCAAAAAGCAAAAGATATATTCTTAACTAGAAAACTTACCAACGGTCAATTTGAAGAATATCCCTTGGTTGTACAACCTAATTCCGCGTTAGTTACTAACGCGGCAAATGATTTGGTTTTTATATCTACTTCATCGTTGATGTCTGGTGGTTCATCTGGAACTAGTGGAATTAGTGGTGGTGGCGGGTCAAGTTTAACTACTGGATCATTATATCCAATAACCGCGTCGTGGAGTACTAATACCATTTCATCTTCATATGCATTAACCGCTTCATTTTCATTAAATGGTGGCGGAAGTAGTACTTCGGGCACTAGTGGAACAGAAGGAACATCAGGAGTAAGTGGTTCTTCAGGTACAAGTGGCACAAGAGGTTCTTCGGGTACATCAGGAACTAGTGGTTCTTCAGGTACAAGTGGCACAAGAGGTTCTTCAGGAACATCAGGAGTGAGTGGTTCTTCAGGAACATCAGGAGTGAGCGGTTCTTCAGGAACATCAGGAGTGAGCGGTTCATCTGGAACTAGTGGAACTGATGGTTCTTCGGGTACATCAGGAATAAGTGGTTCATCTGGAACATCAGGAGTGAGTGGTTCATCTGGAACTAGTGGAACAGCAGGCACAACAGGAACAAGCGGAACATCTGGAGTAAGTGGTTCTTCGGGCACAAGAGGTACATCCGGAACATCAGGTACATCGGGAACAACTTTAACCACCGGATCAACTTATCCTATTACTTCTTCATGGGCACTTAATACAGTATCTTCCTCATATGCATTAACCGCTTCATTTTCATTAAATGGGGGAGGAAGTGGTACATCGGGAACATCTGGTACATCAGGAGTGAGTGGTTCATCGGGAACAAGTGGAACGGCTGGTTCGTCTGGTACGAGTGGAACATCGGGAGTGAGTGGATCATCGGGAACCAGTGGAACGGAAGGTACTTCAGGTACAAGCGGAACAAAGGGTACATCGGGAACATCTGGTACATCAGGAGTGAGTGGTTCATCGGGAACAAGTGGAACGGCTGGTTCGTCTGGCACAAGTGGAACAAGAGGCACATCGGGAACTTCAGGTACTTCAGGAACGTCGGGAGGAAGCGGTTCTTCAGGAACAAGTGGAACAAGTGGTGGGGGGTCAAATTTAACTACTGGATCAACTTATCCTATTACTTCCTCGTGGGCACTTAATGTAATATCTTCTTCCTATACTTTAACCGCGTCATTTTCATTAAATGGGGGAGGTAGTGGTACATCAGGTACGAGTGGAACAGAAGGTACATCGGGTACATCAGGTACGAGTGGAACAGAAGGTACATCAGGAACTGCTGGTACATCCGGTACATCTGGAGTAAGTGGTTCATCTGGAACTAGCGGTACAACAGGAACTTCGGGAACTGCTGGTACTTCAGGTACATCTGGCATAAGTGGATCATCAGGAACAAGTGGAACATCAGGAACTTCAAGTACATCTGGAACATCAGGAGTGAGTGGTTCTTCAGGAACAAGTGGAACAAACGGAACTTCAGGAACAAGTGGAACATCCGGAACTGCTGGTACTTCTGGAACGTCTGGAGTAAGTGGTTCTTCAGG